GGGTAAGCCTTTCATTTGTCGTAGGCTCATGGTCATATCAATGATGTCATTATCAATACTTTGGCGCATGACTTCATCGAGAAATACGTGAGGACTATCAAGTAAATGATTCCCATCTTTGTCAATACAAGGCAACTGGAATGGGTCGCCAAGAAAGATACAATGGGTTTCTTTATGGCGCGCCAATTCGTCGATGAATTCTTGAGTAATCATAGAAACCTCATCGACTACGACAATTTTATATGGAAGCCACTCTTTACGCTTACGATAAAACTTACCATTGGAACGTGGAAACCAATCATATAGGGTACGATGAATAGTTGTGGCATTTTCATTTCCCATATGGCGCATGACGATTGCCGCCTTGCCTGTGGGCGCCGCATACCCTACATCTTCCTCTTTCATTCCTAATGCTTCCATGGCAATACGAATAAGAGTCGTCTTACCTGTGCCTGCATAACCAGCGATAGTTGTATATCGTTCATGATTCTTGTAACGATTGATAATTGTTTCTAATCCTTCTGATTGTTTGGTGGTGAGAATCATTTATATCTTCTCCTTTTATTTTCTACTTATATTATATTACTTTTTTTTAAATTTTGCAACTTTTCGGTCAAAAAATACCCTGGGTTTTGCGCTTTTCGGGTTGCGAAACCTGCGGTCGAGCGCGCGCGGCCCAGATTTTGGACAATATTGAGCCTAAAATTCCGGAAATCATTTTTTCGGCGGTCATATATGACTTTATTCAACTAAAAATGACTAAGCAAGACAAAAGTCCAGATGAACTACGCTCTTAGTTACATCTGGACTTCTTCAACTTTCAACTTTCAAAAATCCCACTTCGTTATATTGACTTTCATATCGTCTACTAACACCTGTGGGGTTACTGTACCCATCCAGAAGTTGGTAGAGCAACGACCAACCACGTCTATGTATTTAATCATTTCATCTTCTACCAATGAATTATATTCTTCTTCAGAACTATGGAATTTCATTATAGCTACGCCATTTGGTAGCGTAATCTTTAATGTTGGATTTTTGTCTTTGGAAAGTAATTGTACTGTATAGATAGAACAAGGAACATCTCTTATTGCTACATAAGGTTCAGGAAATCCTTGCCCCCATAGTTCCTTACATTCCCCAATGTCAAGTATAATATTTGAATCAAAATCCTCTGCATCAAATATATAATCTACTCGATATAATGGTTCAAGATTAATATCAGGTAAATTGGTTACGCTATCTTTGAAGTCTTGAATACGATCATCTTGTACTGCGACGCCAAATGCTGATGCGTGACCCGATGCATAATTGACACCAGGTTTAGTTTCTAAAAACGCACGTAAATCAGTAATGGGGAAGTAAGGATAATTACGAACCGAACCTGCCCACTCCCATGTTTCACTATCATGGTTAAGAAGAAGAATTGGACGTTGATATTTCTCCATTAGAATATTGGCAATTAGACCCAGAATATTACGGTCCATATTCTCTTCGGGTGGAATTTGCACAATAATCATTGCGTCTTGTTCAAGATGTTGTTCATGTATAAGTTCTTCGATTCGTTGGAGCTGGGTATCCCGAGTTTTGTTTTGTCTGGTTCTAACATTACTACAAGTTCGGGCTGCTTGCTCGGCTCTGGTTTCAATTTCTCCACGATGTCCTCGTTTAGTAGAAGGGACCTCGTCTCGGCCACTTCTCTCAAGCATTGCAAGGAAGAGACATCGTTTTTCTGCGTCTGTTCCAACTCTGATAGTAGCGTTGATAAGAGGGGCAAAATAAAAACCAATAACAAAGGGATCAAGGCATCCATGCTTATTAATTGAATACTCCTGTAAATTTCGTACTGCATTTAAAAATGGATTGTGAATATTTAGGATACCATTACGGATATAATACAAAGTTTCATAATCCGTAAGCGGCATAAGGTCAGCTGTGCAGCCAACGCTTACAAGATCCATGAAATATTCCACGCTTTTGTCACTAGCGCGGTTCCCCAAAAGATTGTCAAAATATTGACAAAACTTATACACAACACCAACACCGGAGAGAGTGCGATTGGGGTAATTGCCGTGCTGATTATTGATAACAACGCCAGGATAATAAGAATCAGGTTCGGCGTCATGGTGATCAAGAAATAAAGTGCTAATACCGGCTTCTTTAAGTCGTTGAGCATATTCACCGTCTCCGCCTCCCGCATCTGGTACAATACATAATTTGACACCTGCATTTAATACTGTTTCTATTACATCTGATAATCCGTGTTCTTTATTTTCGTGAATAAACCATTGCCAATTATTTTCTACCCAGTTTGGGAGCAAGCGCCACCAATAATTGTAGAGAAGGGCTGATGCTGTAAATCCATCGCAATCACAGTCAACCACTAACGCAACATTGTCTCGACGTTTGGCGGCAGTCATAAATAATTGCGCGCCTTGCTTTATATTATTGAGTAATTCAGGGGAATTTTCATCATCACTTGATACATTTAAATAATGTTCTATCTCATTTGGTTGTACTCCACGATTCACAAACACTCTACGAATATCTGTATACATTTCTGTGTTTTTATTTAAAAGTGTATAATTCATTTACATTAACCACCTTTCATGTGAGCGTCACCCCTTTACGCCCACTGAATACCGGCGATGATATCATCACCGAGTTGGTTGTTAATGTCGATATACACGTTTTTGAGGAAATCTAAAATTTCATCGTGCTAATCTCCTAACAACTCCAAGCGCATTTCCACACGCTTACGAGTATCCATATTCATCGCTACCACGGTAGGACAGCGCTTTATAAAATCTTTCATCACCTAATCACTATCGAGGTTAGCGTAGATAATTGAAGCCATTGGAATAACCACCTTTACAGAATAATACGGTTCTTAAATAATTCTAAGAACGCATCCTTTCCCGCATCAGTGGGGCTTGCTTTGAGAGGGAGAACAGAATTCGTTTTATCAAAGAGAAAACTTAGCTGGACATACATTCCATATTTCTCTTGTAGACGTTTGCAATTTTTGACTTGTTTAGTGAAAATATCGTCGCCAATTTTTTCAAAGTCTTTATCAAACGCTACTACAATTTCCGCAGGCCGTTGATCCATCAATAATTGAAACTGATGTTCAGATATTGACGAACCACAACATGCAACTGCTATTTCATTATCCGTACCAAAATAGGACATATATTGCAATACGGACTTTTCTCCTTCAAAGACAATTACCTTTTTAAACTTTGGTATATTTTCCTTAGCCCAATTTAAACCATACAGATTAAATCCTAATGGATGGGTGTACCATATTCCATTTATTTTCAAAGGTCGATATTTACCATACCGTTCTGCTTCTTCTTTTATTAGGAATCTGCCGCGTAAGCCAACGAATCTATCATCCGCATCAAAATGAGGAATCGTGATACATTCTTGACCGGCAAAATACCCAATATCAGCGAAACCCATTGCCTCTTCGCTAATTCCATCATTCAACCAAGGTCGAATTTTTACATCGTAATTGAATCTATATAGAATATCGCGTGGATACTTTTTAAGCATCTTATGCGGATTAATTAATTCTATATCTTTAATTCTTTCATAATTTTGAAAGATTGTCCAATCTTCTGTAAAACCACCAAGCGATTCATCTGTTACATCAGGGGCGTAGCCTTTCCAACCAGCCACCCATTGTAGAGCTTCTCCCCATGAAAGGGTACGCCCCTTTTGTATTAGCATTACCTTTTGTACAAGGATATAAATATCGAATGATGGATCTTCACATCCAGTGTAACAACGGAATAAATTTGAGTTTTTGTAATAATATAGTTTGCGGCTTCCAACCCCAGGAGGATTATGACAAATGGTGGAACAGATTATTCCAAATGGCATATACTGCGGCTCTCCACCAAAGAGCGTTAGTAAGTTAAAATAATCTTCAAGAGTTAAAGCCGCTTTTAACTTATCTTTGTCATAATACGGCATTACTTATTCCACCACCAAAGAAGCACAAGTACCACGAATACCGAATTCTGTATTTACAATAGTAGCAAGATAATCACGCCACGGCATACCACGTTCTGCCTTAGAACCATGCTTCTGTCGCCATTCCATATAAGCTTCGGCCATTCCCTTTGGCATGATATACTCATAGAACGGACCAACGGCACCCTTTGCTACACGAACTCTTGTATCATTGTTATCAAACTTCATATGCTTTTCTCCTTTAAAATGCTGAAATAATAATGTTTTCGATTGGTGTATAACTGTAATCCCAAGTTGTTGCAAACATTGGGTCAACGCGGCAAGTTGCTAAATCGGTTTGACACCAGAGATAAATTCCTTTATACTTACCACGTCGATTTTTGTAAATCGAGATTTTCATTGTCGGCTCACCATAATGGCCTGCTTCAACGACACTCGATAAACATTCTTTGTCTTTTGCGCTCACTGGCAGTAAGTGCGCACCCCAGTCAATTTTATCTGCTATTGCCTTAGAACCGCGTAGAAGGTTTTGATCAGGAGTATCACTATCACGCCAGTCACCGCTTAATTGTGTTGCCGACATAATGAAGATTCCATATTCATTACAAAGATTCTTCATTTTATTTGAAATCATAAACAACACATTATCCTCTCTCAATTTCATACCCTTTGTTTTCGTTGCGATTTCTTCGAGTATCTTAATTGAAGAATGGATATAGTCAAGGAAACAGTATAGTATATCATGCTCGCGAATATTCTTCTTGATAATGTTCTCGATGTCCTGCATAGAGAAGTCCATGAGTTCTTCAATATATAGCGGGGCTTTTTCAAGAAGTTCAATCGCATACTGGACACGTTCTTCTTCATCATCTTCGTACTTACCATTCAGTATATGTCCTTCGTCAACATGGGAGAGAAACGCAACCATCATAGTTTGCATTTCGTCGATTGTTAACTCGGTAGTAATAAAGACGGTTGGCTGTGGAGTATTAACTTTTGTCCATCCAACATTATCATAATAAATTTCGCCGCACGCAATATAACACGCATCGGCAGCCATCGTTCTTGTTTTACCATAACCAGAAGCGGCAGAACGCAAGTAGAACTTTTTTAATCGTGCGCCACGAGTTACTGTATTCATCAAAGAACCATATAGTGGAACACCATACTCAGGGGTGATTTTTAATTCTTCGATTAAATCTCTTAATCCATCTCCTGCTTGATAACTTTTACCATATGTTTGATCAACGTATTGTAATCTAATGTTATCAACTTTGCCGCTTATTTTATCGGCAATATCCAGGAGAGTCATGTTATCCAGTTGTTCTTCTTGCTCTTGTAACTTCTTTGCATCAAGTATGTTATCAGGGTCATATATATCATTTACATTGACTCCAATATCATCAAATGCTCGAAGTAGTGTCATCTTCTTTAATCGGCCATAGTAATAATCAAAAGTTGAAAGAGAACTTACTTCTGCGGCTTTGGTTAGCCATTCATCACCTTTATGTTGGTCGAAAGTTCCTTTACTTTTAGGACGAGACTTTAAGAAATCATCTATACTAAGCAGAGTAATTTCTTTGGCACCCAATTCATGGATTTTATATAAAGATCCAAATACGATTTTATGAAACGCATCTGGAAAATCTTCTGTCGATAGAGCATACTTATCATTTGCATCAAGTAAATATGGGTTATTAAATAAACATCCTATTACTTGAATAATTGCATTAACATCGGTATATTTACTCGCCATCAACATCCTCCTCTAAGAACGATAAATCCAAAGTATGAAAACGCTGACGCTGTGGCGTTTTAAGTTTTACCGTAATGTTTTCTACTGGTTTTATTTCAATATTCTTATTAACTTCTTCGGCTTTTTCTTTCGTTTTCCAATATTCTCGTGCGTTATCTATGATATATGGTACGATATGTATATTGCCATTTGCTTTTCGTATATCGTTCTTTTGTATTTCGTACCACCATTCAAGAGTATGCCGAATAGCTTTAAAAGAATAGTTGTATTTTTCGTTATAAGTTTTAATCGTTTTCTTGACTGGTACTGGGACAAAATCCCAACCAAATAATTTCATCAGATACCATTCAAGTTGTTCTTGTTCTGTGGGGTTATAATTTTTCAAACAGTCAGGATGTACCCATAAATTAGTGACCCCTGGCATGTTGATTAAATTTTCATTATCATCCGCTTTACCACACACATGACAAGTTCGATTATATCGTTTAAGTTCTTTATTGGGTTCACATTTATCGTGGGCATATCGGAATCTTGAACCAAAAGGATATTGTACAAATGATTCTTTGGCTCGGTCAAATTCCTTACCGCAGTACTTGCATTTTACGATAGCCATTTGCTTTCCTCACTTTCTATATATATTATATAAAAAATAATGAGAAAAGTAAAGGGGCGTGTAGGTTCACGCCCCAGACTTTTACTGATTGAGTTTCGGAACTAATTCCTCTTCAATCTCACAGTTGATAAGATAAATCATTTCAGCCTGATCAGGAGTTGCTTGACTTACCTTCTTGCCAGTGCCGAGATACTTATCAACAATTGACGTAATACGTGGGGAGAAGTATTCCTTATCCTTAGTCATCAAAGGAGAGATTAGATCCTGGAAGCGCTTAGCTTCAACATCCAGGCTATACTGTGTAGCCATGGCATAAACTTCACGCTTATCTGTGAATAGGTCTTTATTACCGTTTGCCCTCATTTCATCGTCAATAGCCTTATTTAAAGCCTCCACGACATTCTTGTAAGAGAAATCAGGAATCTCGGGAACGATATACTTGAAACGGCAACCAGTATCTGCGCTATTGTCCATAGACCGGAAAATGAGTTTGACCATCGCAGTCCCATTTACCTCGTACTTCTTGGCGAACGCGTAGATGTCGGCCATATTCTTAGCTGTATTGTTAACCGAAGTGGCGGCGGACGGCTGATACTTATTGTACTTGGTTCCGTCCTCGCGAGTAACTTCACCGAGCTTGTCGTGTCCAATGAACACTACTGCGTAACCAAGCTGTGCAATTACTCGGAATGTTTCATCAAACTCCTTACGGAGCATACGCCAGCCAGCGCCCCATCCAGCGTCTCCAATTTCCTGGATGCCCAGCTGACCACAAACATACTTTTCGCAAAGAGC